CCTGGGGGTTGATGGGGGCTAGGAGTTGTTATGGTAGCATAACTGGAGCGGGGTGCGCAAGGGGCTAGCTTTACTACCAGTAAGACTGGGAAGGGGGGTGCTCGCGGAGTTAGTGTGTGGAATTAGGGGGTGGAATTATGGACACAAAGTTAGTATAACGGCTAAGTTGTTGATTTGATTGGATTGTTCCGCGCGTTCCTCCAGTTCCCGCCAAAGAGTAGGAAGATGCCCCAGACCCCCCCTTAGCCATGTAAAACAAAATAAATAAGTAGGGTTAATACTAATCTAAGAAACTTTCTTAAAAGAGAGAGAGGTACAGGAACACAAGGAACGAAGTCGGGGCGGGCTGCTGGCGTGCCACCCCTGCTCAGCCTCGCGGACTCTAGGGGACCGGGTGTCGGTGCTACCCTGCGGCGCGTTATAAGTTTGTTATACACTGTATAACATTGCTTTGGGTAGCATAGCGCGTCGATGCGCGGCCTCGCGTACAGGCGCGGCGTGGGGACTCGCGTGCTGGCGTGCCACTCGCGTACTCTTGACATCCGGTCCCGAGCAGGCACAAAAAAACCCCGCAGGGCGTGTACCCTGCGGGGCTGCGATCACTTGCGGTGCTTGCGAATCAATGCGATCATTTCGAGTCCAGCATTCTGTAACCTATCAACATCGGCAACGTCTACGATCTGAGTCGCCTTGTTTATGATGCCCTGGATAATCACGATCGGATCGGTTGATTCCGCCGGGGCTGTATCAGCACTATCGCTCCCCTTCGAACCCTTAGTTTTGACGATACCGTTAGCCTTATCGATATGGGTCTTCACCCGTGACATCATCGTACCGTCAACCAGTTGCATATATTCCCGACGGAGAGACTTGAGCACATCGTCGTCGATTTCCCGCAACTGATCAGTTGTCAGGTCCAACAGCATTGCAACTGACCACTTGTTTGACCCTTTCGGGCTTTCGGCGGATACGCTACCTGGAACTGTAGTGATGAGAGTTACAGGTTTCTTCGAAGCAGAAACGCCCTGAACAATGAAGCCCCGGACTTGTGTGTAGACTGATTGATTCCACAAAGCATTAGGGTGCTTGTCAGTAGACTTCACCAGCATTTCAGAGACAAGCCCCATCTTTGCCAGCGCCTTACCAGCGCGTGACCACTTATCACGTGCGGTGCTCTCTGCACTTGCGGCGTCTGAGAGGACTGAGGCTGCGGGGGAAAGATCGAATTGCACTTGTGACATTTTGCGTTTCCTTTACAGGGTTAGGTTAATGTAGGTTTGTCATGCCTACACTCTAGGGTAACGCGTGTTTTTCGGTTATACACTGTATAACACCCACCCTACCCGGGAGACCCCTGTATGCGTTGGGACTCCGCCGCCGCGCTTTGCGCTGTGTTACGCATAAACAACGAGGACGTCTGGGCGTTACGGCGGTATTAGGAGCGCAATTTGATACGAATTAGGCTACAACAAAAATAAACTCGGGGGTGGGTACACCCCCACCCCTGCCAATATAGAAACACCCCCCGGTAGGATTCCTACCACCCCTTGCATGCACAAATTTTTCGCGTTACATTCGGCGCACCGAAGATCTGCTTCGTGCTGCCATGATTGAATGCCCTGTTGACGAGTACGTCCCGCTGCCGACGAAGTCTGGCTCCCAGTCTGCCAAGCTCTGCTACGCAGAAATCAAAGCCAAGGCCCGTGCTGCAGTGAACGCAGCCAACCTGCTGGACATCGTGGGCTACAAAGACGAACCCGAGGACATGGAGTTCGTCCAAGCCATCACGCACAACGCATTGCGTCGAACGGCCCAAGGCAAGGAAGTGCCCTCTGAAGAGGTCAACGCAGCCATCAGCACCCCTGCCAGTGCACTGTTCGTAGAAAGAATCCTGACTGCCTACGACATGGAGGTGGTGAAGGATGCCAAGCGCCTGCGACACTTCGTCACGAACAAGCTGATCGTAGAGACCGAAAACGTCGATGCACGCATCCGCATGCGTGCCCTGGAACTGCTTGGCAAGGTCAGCGACGTGGGGCTGTTCACTGAGCGCACCGAGATCACCGTCAACAACCGCAGCACCGTCGAACTAGAGACCTCCCTGCGAGACAAACTGCGCAAGCTGATGGACGTGTCAGGTGCCGAAGACGCCAAGATCATTGCCCCGCCGATCAAGCTCGACGCACCCATCAGTGCCAAAGCTATGCTGGCTGGCTCCTGACTGTGCAGCTTCTCACCGAAACTGAGATCGAGGCTCTGGCTGCCAACATCAGCCAGTTCAGCCCTGAGGAGCAGAGCCAGATCGCGGTCATCATTGATGAGCTTGAGCGCAGGAGGCAGGCCAAACTCTGCCAAGACAACCTGCTGGAGTTCTGCAAGCACATGGACCCGACTTACGTCGTGGCTCCTCACCACAAAAAGCTGGCTGAACTGCTGACTCAGATCGCTTTCGGACACAAAGACCGTATTGCTGTGTCCATCCCGCCCCGGCATGGTAAATCACACCTCGTCAGTACGCTGTTTCCTGCATGGTTTTTGGGTAAATTCCCTGGCAAAAAAGTGCTGATGGTGTCCCATACTGGTGATTTGGCCGTCGATTTCGGTCGAAAAGTGCGAAATATCATCGCAGACCCCCGGTACACGTCAATTTTTCCCGGAATCACCCTCGCTGCTGACTCAAAAAGCGCTGGTAGATGGTCTACGAACCACGGAGGGGAGTATTTTGCTACCGGTGTAGGTGCTGCACTGGCTGGACGGGGTGCTGACCTGCTATTGGTGGACGATCCGCACTCAGAACAGGACCTTTTGGCGGGTAATTTCGAGGAACTTGAGAAAACCTATCAGTGGTTTGCCTTTGGTGCACGTACACGTCTGATGTCAGGCGGTCGAATTGCAGTGATTCACACACGTTGGCACCAAGATGACCTGATTGGGCACCTGATAAAGGATGGTGTTAACAACCCCAAGGCAGACCAGTACGAAGTGTTTGAATTTCCTGCCATCATGACGGTAAAAACGCCCACTGACGAGGGTGAAAAGACCGTTGAAAAAGCGCTTTGGCCTGAGAAGTTCGATCTAGAAGCGCTTGAGCGTACCAAAGCATCGATGCCTGCGTTCCAGTGGAACGCGCAGTACATGCAGAACCCCACCGGGGAGCAAGGTGCGATCATCCAGCGCGATTGGTGGCAGCCGTGGAAAAAAGACGACCCACCATCCTGCGAATACATCATCATGGCGCTGGACGCAGCGGCGGAAAAGAACAACCGCTCTGACTTTACAGCCCTGCTGACCTTTGGTGTGTTCAGTGACGACGACCTGACAGATGGTGCGTCACACATCATCTTGCTGAACGCGATCAACGTGCGGGTGGAGTTCCCCGAGTTGAAGGACCTTGCGGTTCGGGAATGGAAGGACTGGGACCCCGATGCGTTCATCGTGGAGAAGAAGTCCAGCGGCACGCCACTGTTTCAGGAGCTTCGGCGCATGGGCATACCCGTGCAGGAGTTCACGCCGCACCGGGGCACCGGGGACAAGGTTGCACGTCTGAACGCCGTGTCTGACATCCTGCGCTCAGGGATGGTCTGGTATCCTGAAGGACGCCGTTGGGCCGAGGAAGTGATCGAGCAATCCGTTGCGTTCCCCTACGGGTCGCATGACGACATGGTGGACTGCCTATCAATGGTGCTGGCGAGATATCGGCAGGGCGGGTTCATCAGACTGCCAACGGACTACCGGGACCCTGAATACCTCAACCGCTCACGTAGAGCGGCGTATTACTGAAAGAAAACATCATGGCAACGAATATCGACCAAGCCCTCATGCCCCTGGACCCCCTGATGATGGGCGACGAGCCTGCCATCGAGATTGAGATCGAGAACCCGGAGGCTGTAAGCCTCCGTACCGGAGACGTAGAAATCACCCTTGAGTCAGAGCCAGAAACTGCCGAGGACTTCGGTGCCAACCTCGCGGAGTACATGGACGATGGCGAGCTTCAGACGCTGGCCTCAGAGCTTGTCTCCCTGGTAGACGCAGACATTAACAGTCGCAAAGACTGGACGGAGATGTTCGTCAAGGGTTTGGAAGTCCTGGGGATGAAGTATGAAGAGCGCACGGAGCCTTGGAACGGTGCCTGTGGGGTGTACAGCCCGCTGCTGACCGAAGCTGCTATCAGGTTCCAGTCGGAGATGATCACTGAGACGTTCCCGGCTCAAGGCCCGGTGAAAACGCAGATCATCGGTGCCATTGATCGTCTGAAGGAAGAAGCTGCAGAACGTGTCCGCGATGACATGAACTACATGCTGACCGAGAAGATGATTGACTACCGCTCTGAGCACGAGCGGATGCTGTACTCCCTGGGCCTGTCAGGTGCAGCGTTCAAGAAGATCTACCCCAACCCGAGCACAGAACTGCCTGCTGCACCATTCGTCCCTGCTGAAGATCTGATCATGCCCTACGGGGCGTCGAACGTGTACAC